CAATGGACCCATAGGGGTCGTGGACCAGGGCGTGGGTCGAGGTGTAGCCACGGACCACCAGATAGTGGCCGCCGCCCTTGGGTGCAGAGACGTGACCGTGATGCAGCACGCCGATCGCTACGGGATAGCCCTTGTCGATCTCCCGCATCAGGTCTTCCTTGTGCATGTCAGTGCGGAAGCGATGCCGCACGCCCAGCTCAGTCAGCGCCTGCTGGTGGGATGACGATGCAGTGGTGTCGCCGTGCTTGAAGACAAAGGGGCGGTACTTGAGGTCGTCGTCAATGGCCTCACCTGTGACCGGCGCCTTGACGTTGAGGTAGTTGAGGCACATCGCAATGCTGCTGGTCTGGCATTGCCGCCAACCTTCTGGGCCGTTGTCCAGCTGGCTCATGTACTTGACCGGCAGCGGGTTGGCGACGGTCGGCTCTGGCTTAGCCCGGTAGTGCGTGACCCAGACGCTGGTGTCATCCAGCAGCTCGGGCTGCAGTTTTTCAAGGAGCCGATAGAGGACTTCGACTCCTTCTTTCTGGTTCTCTTCGCCCCGGTAGTAGGCAAAGAAGTTGGTGAAGCCTTGTGCGCTGAGTTGAGCCATTACGACCCTGTATCAGTCACAAGGTAGGAGGTTCCCAAAGAATCGGCCGCTCGGCATGTACGTCGTACTCGCCCTTGCGCAGGATGCGAGCGCAGCGTGCCATCTGCACGGCGTCAATTTCTGATTGCCCAGCCTTTTCGTAGGCCTCCACCACTGCAAACCAGAACTGGTTTTCTGCCTTGCAGCCGTCCAGGATCTTGGCCGCAGTTTTGGGACCGATCTTGGGGCAGCCGGGGTAGCCGTCTGTCGCGTCGCCCATGAGCACCTGAGTGAAGAAGGCCATGTCGGCCTGCTCCTTGGTGATGGACAACAGCTCATCGCCTACGAGGTGGGTGCCAGGGATCGTGCGGAGATCCTTGTCACGGCTGACGATGATGTCCTCCTTGTCGGCCATGATCCCGATCACGTCGTCTCCCTCGATCCCCTTAAAGGAGTGAGAGACCCACGTCTTGCGGGCCCAGTCCTTCAAGGCTTGGTAGCCAGCAGGTCTGCGGTACTTGCGGCGGTTGGCCTTGTACTTGGGGTAGACGGCGTAGCGGAAGTTGCTCACGTCGCCGAAGGCCAGCATGACTGGGGACGTGGGCATCACGTCATGGATGCGAGCCATCTCCTTGTCAAAGGCGTCCTTCGCCTCAGACACGTTCACCTCATAGGTCCACTTGTCGGGGGCCCATTCGGTTTCGTACTCACATCCGGCGATACACCGGAAAAGGAAAGTTTCGGCGTCAACAAGGATTCGCATCGGATTGCGTAGTGGTAGAACTCGGTCTCTGCCTTTTCGTCAGCAGGCAGAACGAACTCGCGCAGTTGCGCGGTGTAGAAGCGGTGCTTGCAGGTGCGGCAATAGCGCCTGCGCAAGCGAAATAGCTTGCGAGAGATCCGGGTGTAGACGACATCGAGCTGGCTGCTGTTGCACTCGGGGCAGCGAACCATGTGCTCTGACGTGTGCGACATCAGTACGGGTTCTCCGTCTCCATCTCCCGCAGCAGGCGGTCGGCAACCTCGTTGATGGCTAGGTGGCAGATCTTTGCTTGCCCTTTGGGCGGGGCCCAGGTGCGGATCTTTTCGCTGATGCGGAAGACGACCTTCTTGATGCGTGCATCTGCGTCGATGGTCACGTCGTCCTCGGACCAGTAGAGGGCGAGCAGTTCTTCGGTGAGGTTCATTTGGCAAGTACAGGGTTGCAGTGAGGCCAGCGAGCTTTGGCGTAGCTCTTGGCTTTCTTGGCGCTGGGTGCCATGACGATCCAGGTCATGGGCTTGGCGTCACCGAACTGGATGATCAGGCGGTACTCCTTGCAGCGTTCGCCGTCCCGAGGGCGGTCAACGCCTGGGCCCCGCTTGACCTCCTTGTCGTCGTATGACCAGTTGAAGGGGAGTAAAGCCATCACTGACCATCCGCTTCGAGGATGTGCTTGCAGGCCCGGATGTAGCCGTCCCAGTAGTCGATGATCGACTTGGAATCAATGCGGGCTGCTTCGTTGTAGTGCCGGTAGGCCATCTCAAGCAGACGCTTGACTGTGCCGACGGTGACATCAAGCTCGCGCTCAGGATTGAACAAATCGGATGTTTCTGGTGTCGTAGACATTGGTGATCTTTTCGTTTGAGCCGACCGCCCACTTGATGGAGGCAGAGGACTCGTGGGCTTTCCAGATGTGTCCTTTCTTCCAGCCGTCAGCTGAGTAGAAGTGGACGTGTTGACCGGGGCGCAGTTGCCCGAAGCTCGCTACAGGCCCACCGGGTCTTCCCATTTCTGATCGAGAGACTGAGTTGCTTCGTCGAAAAGGAAGGAGCCTGCATAACCACATCGGCCGAGCATCCTGTTTTTCAAGCAGTGGGAATGTGTGAGCTGAGTTCCGCGCCGTCTTGAGAGGGCCCAGATTGTGTCTGCTAGTTGGACCACGCTGTGCGAGCCCCTGATGTCATGCAGCTCAGGGACTCCGCCGTCTTCCATGTTCTTGACCTGACTGCTATTGCGGTTCAGGTGGCTGATAGCGAACACCGTGCATTTGGTGGCCGCAATGAAAGAACGGATCTTGGTGATCAGTGCATCGAGCTGGCGAGTGTCCTGCGCCAGGCCGGAGCCAATGATCGTTAGGTGGTCTAGGTAGATGTGCTGACAGCCAAGCGAGCGAACCATGTAGTTCATTCGCTGGAGGATCACGTTCTCGTCGAGGGATCCGAAGTGATCGAACAGCTCCAGCTGGCCTGAGCCAGTGATGAACTTGTCGGCCTGGGCAATGTTCTGCAGTTGCTCGTCGGTCAGTCCTGCGTAGGACTGGCGGGCGTGCAGCTGGATGCCAGCGGCCATGCCGACGAAGCGGAAGACGGCCTCTTCAGCTGTTTCCTCAAGACCGATCCAGCCAACCTTGATCCCCTTCTCCATGTCGCCGATGGCCAAGGCGCGGGCGAAGGTCGTCTTCCCCACCCCCGAACCGGCGATGAGGACAATCAATTGATTGTCATAAAAAGGCGTCTTCTGGTTCCACCAAACAAACGCGCAGTCAGTGGCTACGCGGTTGGGTGGCTTGAGGACGATCCCTTCGTAGGCAGAGGCTGGCCTGATCCCATCGGGCCGCAGCTCTTTGGCTGCGTAGACCGCTTCCTTGACGGCCTGCCCTCCCAGTTCCTGCAGCGTGTCGTTGGCGTCCTTGCGAGGGAACACCACACGCCGCACCTGGCCGGCAGTAAAGAGATCAACCAGCGCAGCGGCCGCGGCCTCGCCTGGCTCGTCGTTATCGGTGGCGATGTAGACGATCTTGTAGGCGTTGAACTGGTCAAGGTTTTTCTTGACCCAGCCAGCAGCGGACTGCGCACCATTCGGGACTGAGATGCCGACGACCTTGCCGTTGGTGGCGGCGTAGATCGACGGGGCATCGAACTCCCCCTCGCAGATGGCGATGGCGTCGTGGTGAGCAGGGTTGGCCAGGTGGTGGCCAAACCCCATCACGCTTTTGGCGTCACCTTTCCAGCTGATCTTCTTGTCGTCGGTGCGGAACTTCTGGGCAATGACCTTGCCGGCGACATCCCTGTACTGGAAGGCCACGCCGTTGCCGGTGCGGACAATTCCGTACTGCTCAAGGACCCGCTTAGACAGACCCCTGCACTGGCTGTCTTCCCACGCCTCAATGGTGAGGGTGGTCATTGGCGGAAGAGGGTCCGATCGGGTGGGTGCTTCTTCTTGCTCGCCTTTCGTGAAGACGTTGCAGACGAAGCAGTAGGTGTGATCTGAATAAATCGCCAGGCCGTCGCTACTGCCGCAACTGCAAGGCCCGTGACCCAGAAACTTGGAATCACTCATCCCCTCCCTGCTGCAGAGGGTGATCGAGCACAAACCCGCGATGCTTCCCGGCGTTGATCGCTAGGACTTCATGGGTCTGGTACTCCTTGCCGCAGTCCTTGCAGCGTCGATGCCGCAGAACGTGGTCTTTCTTGTTGTAGGTGTAGTCAACCTTGCTCTCTAGGGAGCCGCAGTGAGGACAGCTGATCATTGCCAGAGGACTGAGAAGTTGATGTGGGCATCTTTCAGAGATGTCTTGTGCCAACTCATGGCGACAGTCCCGATCACGTTCACGTTGTCGTCCTTCCAGATGAGCCCGTTCCCTGCGTCAAGCAGTGAGCCCAGCCGGTTGTCGAGGTCGCCTCTGGCAGGGCCGTAGAAGGCGACGACGAGAACAGCGATGTGATCGAGGGGTGGCAGGGTCCAGTGCTCGCCCATCAGAGCCCTGGCCTTCCTTACCCATTCCTTGTAGGCAGCGTCCATGTAGGGCCTGGCTTGGCCCATGTATGCCCTTGGACGTGCCTTTGACTTCGGCGGTAACGCCAGCGAGATGTCAATCTGCTGCATTGAAAACGCAGCTGTCATCGACGAACCCGCCGGGGACTGCCTCGAAGACGCAAGCTGCCTTCTTCTCTTCGCTGACGTACTCGATCAGCTCAACCACCTGGGCCTGGCGGGGCTGGAATGACATGCCTGCGCCAGTGCCACGGCTAGGCCAGGCGTAGACATCGAAGCCAATGATCACTTTGGAGCCGTTGCCAACTAGGCGCTTGGCGTCCCAGGGGTTGCGGCCGCTGTCAAAAACGGAGGGGCCTTCGCTCTTGGTGCCGTCCTTGCGGGTCCACTGGGGCAGCTTGAAGCTGACCACGGTGCGGGAGCGAGGGGACTCGGGGTCCGGCTTGGCGGGGAACCAGTTGTTCGACTTCTTGGTCTCTCCGTGGAAGTCCTTGTAGCGGGCTTCCATCTCCTCGATCCAGGCCATGTGGACCTTGTTGTCGTTGTCGAGGAGGAGGTCAACGCTCCAGCTGGGTGGCTTGCTCGGGTCGAACTTGTTCTCCCGTGCATCGCCTAGGAGCTTGAACCAGCGGCACTCAGCGAGAGGAGTGACGAGCAGTTGAGGCATTTGGTCGCGGTCTGCTGCGAAACGCCCCATGAACTTACCGAGTGTTCTACGAGGGTGTAAGGGTCATAGAGGAGTCTCATGAGTACAAGTACGGATTGGCCCCTATCAATCCCACCTGCAGCGTCCCGATGTAGGGAGGCTCTGGCAGCGGGATCCCTGTCACCAGCTGGACTTCTTCCCTAAAAACGGACAGCCAGTTGGTGCGGAACATGTCTCTGTACCCATCCAGCAACATCGTATGAAGGACTGTTGCATCGTTCATATGAGTAGCAAAGCAGTCGTGATTAGTCAGAACGGGCATCCCGATCCCTACGGCCCTGTTGAGGACCTGATGCGCCAGGGCTGCGTCAAAGCCATGCACGAAGTTGGCGCCGATGCCCTTGTTCGCCTGGGTCGCCGACAGCGGTGAGTCGATCGGCTGGTCCTGCATGGTGATGCTCACCTTCTTGCCGAACAGCAGCGTGTTCACCACCCGCTTGGTGGGTTCACGATCAGCCAGCCGCATCGGCCAGCCCATCGGCGTCGTCCACTCCAGGGGGTAGCCGGCCACCATCA